CCGGGGACGACACCAACTTCTTCATCGGCGGTGTGACCTTCCTCGATACGGACAACGAAGTGTCTGTTGTGGGCTCGGACGGCGACTCCAACAGCATCTTCCAGATCAATGTCCCTGCGGCCTTCGACATCACCTTCCTTGGTTTGGACGACACCAACTACCAAATCTTTGGGACGGTGACGAGCGCAACCGCTCCGGCCTTCTCTGACCAGCCGTAAGGAGGTCGCCCATGTCCAGCTCTGATATTCAATCAGCGCTAATTGAGGCAGCGGCAGCAGACGCGGACGGGGTTTGTGCATCTCAGACCCCCGGCGGTGCAGGCGATTTGACGATTAATGGCGCTCTCGCTGATGGGGGCGCTGTTACCTTCGATGAGCCTCGCCAAGTCACGATCACCGGTACCGGTAACGAGGCGGGTAAAACCTTCACGATTACGGGTACGGACGAGACTGGCGCCGCTGCATCTGAAGCGATTGCGGGACCGAACAATAGCACGGTAACGACTACGACTTACTTTGCTACGATCTCGCAGGTTTCTGTAGATGCGGCTACCGCCGCTGCTGTTACTGTCGGTTCTAGCGCGAACATCGCTGGCGTAGTTTTCCGTGGGCCTATCCGCCTTCGGGGAATGTACGTCGTGAACGGCGGCACGTCCGGCATTGTGACCTTCCGTGAGGGCTCTGCTACGGGTGATATTCGTATGCAGTATCGTACCTCGGGGACGGCAGCAAGCACCGAGTTCCCTTCGATCCCTGACTACGGGATTCGCCATGAAGGGGGCGCTTACGTGCTGTTCGATCAAGCCGCCATGGCTTCTATGACGGTGTTCTACAGCTAATGCGCCGTTACTACGCATCAGGGGGGCGCGTTGAGAAGGCTAAGATGGCCTGCAACAAGCCCCGCCGTACTCCCGGCCACCCGAAAAAGTCCCACGTTGTGAAGGCTTGTGAGGGTGGTAAGGAGAAGGTCATTCGCTTCGGCGAGCAAGGTGCGGAGACTGCGGGCAAGCCCAAGAAGGGTGAGTCAGATCGCATGAAGAAAAAGCGGGCGTCCTTTAAGGCTCGGCACCGCAAGAACATCAACAAAGGCAAGATGAGCGCGGCCTATTGGGCCGACAAGGTGAAGTGGTAATGCCATCGACGAGCGAAAAGCAAAAGCGTTTGATGGCTGCAGTTGCCAATAACCCGAAGTTCGCAAAGAAAGTCGGCATCCCACAATCCGTGGGTAAAGAATTTGAGCGCGAGGATAAGAAGATGGATTGCGGATCGAAGCGTAAGCCTACGGCGATGAAGAAAGGCGGCATGATGAAGTACGCAAGGGGCGGCTCCGTCAAGCCTAAGGGCACCGGTTGCTGCAAGAAAGGCATGAAGCCCTGCAAAATTTGTTAAGGAGAGCCTCCATGCCCCGTAGCGTAGCAGGTCCTAACACGTCCAAAGTCCAGCGGAAGATGATGAAGCGGACGCGGAGCCAGACCCCGCCCTCTGCCGTGTCCAAAGCTGAGGTCGAGCGCCGCCAAAAGAACCCGAACCTGCGTGACGAGCAGATCGATATTGAGCGTCGTACTAACACCAACATCGCTCGCCGTCGCCAACGTGAGCTTGCCAAAGCAGGCGCTAAGGACCTCGCCGCACAACGTGCAGGTCGTAAGGCCGGTGAAGAGGCGATGAAGCGTATAGGTCGTGGTGCGCTCAAGGGACTCGGGCGTTTGTCTGGTGTGCTTGGCGCTACGGAGCTGGGTGCGGAAGCGGTTAAGTCCGTTGTCGAGCCCCGCGCAGAAGCCGCGAAAGCCGCCCGTAGAAGCTACAACGAGCGTGCCAGCACCGATATGGACACCGCAGCTCGTGGGGTCCGTGAGGCCATGTCCGGTGACCGTATGCGCCGCCTGCAAGGCGAAGGCATGAAGAAGGGTGGTATGGTCCGTGGCTGTGGCAAGGCCCAGCGTGGTAAGGGCAAAGGCCGCATGGTCAAGATGAAAGGCGCGTAATGCGACGCTACTACAAAGAAGGCGGCACGGTGAAGGACGATTGCTACCGCAAGGTGAAGCGGCAGTATAAGGTCTTCCCGTCCGCCTACGCGTCGGGCGCCATTGCCAAGTGCCGGAAGAAGAAAGCTAGTGGCCGTTCGTAAGACAGCTAAGGGCGCCGCCCTCAAGCGCTGGTTCAAAGAGGACTGGAAGGATGTCCGAACCGGTAAAGAGTGCGGTCGCCAGAAGGGCGAGAAGCGCGGGACTCCGTACTGCCGCCCAACCAAACGCGTGTCGTCAAAGACGCCCAAAACGGCCTCTGAGATGACGGCTGCTGAGAAGAAGAGCAGGGTATCGCAGAAGAAAAGTCTCGGTCAGCCAGCAGGCAAACCCCGCCGTGTGAAGCCTCTGAAGAGGAAGAAGTAAATGGCAACGTCCGGTACGACAGCGTTCAACATGGACTTCACGGAGATCGCCGAGGAAGCATGGGAGCGTGCCGGACGGGAAATGCGTTCTGGTTACGACCTGCGCACTGCTCGTCGCTCCATGAACCTCATGACCATCGAATGGCAGAACCGGGGAATCAACCTCTGGACCATCGATGAAGGCACCGTTTCCTTGGTCAGCGGCACGGCCCAGTACACCCTGCCCTCCGACACCGTTGACCTGCTAGAACAAGTTATCCGTACGGGCTCGGGCTCGACGCAGCAGGACCTGACCATCAATCGGATCAGCGTCAGCACCTACGCTTCTATTCCGAACAAGACGACGACCGGGCGCCCGATTCAGTTTTGGATTGAGCGGCTTGTGGATGCCCCCAGGATCAACGTCTGGCCCGTGCCGGATAGCAACAACTACACCTTCAAGTATTGGCGCATGCGGCGTATTGAGGACGCTGGGGCTGGCGTACAGACGGCGGACATGCCCTTCCGGTTCCTCCCCTGCTTGGTGGCAGGGCTGGCGTACCATATTGCTTTGAAGGTGCCGGAGCTGCAGCAACGCGTTCCGCTTCTGAAGGCCATGTACGAGGAAGAGTTTGAGCGCGCAGCGAGCGAAGACCGTGTGAAGACCAACGCCCGCTTCGTGCCACGCATAGGACGTATCTGATGAGTAATCGGTTCGCTTCTAGCCAGCGAGCCCTTGGTATCTGCGATGTCTGCGGGTTCCAGTACAAGCTGCGTGAGCTACGGAATGTTTTCGTCAAGCGGCGTGATACGAACATTAAGGCGTGCCCTGAGTGCTGGGACCCGGATCATCCGCAGTTGCAGTTGGGTGAGTATCCGGTAAATGACCCACAGGCGATCCGAAATCCACGCCCTGACAGTCCAGAATATGCGCAAAGCCGCGCTAACATTATTCCGTTACGCCCTGCGCCTTGCGCGGGGTTTGTTGGTACAGTGACCGTCACAACGAGTTAGGAGTAGGTCATGAAAGTCAAAGATACTGGCAAGATCAAGAAAGTGCCGAACCCGAAGATCAACCAGCCGATCAACATGAAAACGTCTGGGATCAAGATTCGCGGTACGGGCGCAGCTACCAAGGGCACTATGGCCCGTGGGCCGATGGCATAGGGCGTAAGTCATGAACTACACCGAGCTGAAGACCAACATTCAGGACATCTGTGAAACGACTTTCACGGACGATCAGCTCGCTATGTTCACGCAACTGGCCGAGCAAGCGATCTACAACACGGTGCAGATTCCTGCACTACGCAAGAATGCCACGGCTAACCTGACCTCGGGTAACCAGTACATAAGCTCGCCTTCGGACTTTCTGTACGCTTACAGCCTAGCGGTGGTCGATGGCTCTGGGGACTATCATTTCCTGCTCAATAAGGACGTGAACTTCATCCGTGAAGCCTATCCCTCTTCCTCCGGTACGGGGCTACCTAAGCACTACGCTAATTTCGATGACGACAACTTCATTGTGGGCCCGACGCCTGATGCCGCTTATGTGGTTGAGCTGCACTACGGCTACTACCCCGAGTCGATTGTAACTGCCGGGACGACATGGCTGGGCGACGAGTTTGATTCTGCGCTGCTTAATGGTTCCTTGATTGAAGCTGCCCGGTTTATGAAAGCTGAGCCGGATATTATCCAAAACTACGATAAGCTCTATGCTCAGTCTATTACCCTGCTTAAACTGCTCGGTGATGGCAAACTACGCGAAGATGCGTACCGTTCTGGGCAGTACAGGATGCCGGTGAGTTAATGTTTAGTGTAGATGTTTCTGTAAGCGCTGATCCTATTGTTGCCATCCACACAACGGATAAGCGTGGGTTTACGCCGGAGGAAGTAGCGAGCCGCTGCGTAGATAAGCTGATGAGCGTTTCGGAGACGGCGCACCCACTAATTAAGGAACAGGCTAAGGCGTTTAAGCGGGACATGGAGAAGGTGGTTGCGTATTACATGCGTGAGGCTATCTCTAGCGACCGTACAACCGTTTATAATGCCTTGGTAGATGCGGGGCAACCCGAACTAGCAGACGCCGTGAGGAGGCTCTGAGATGGCAATTACACAGGCTATGTGCACGTCTTTTAAGACGCAGCTTTTGACGGGCACCCATGACTTTACCAACGGGACCGGCGATACGTTCAAGGTTGCTCTGTTCACCAGCTCGGCAACGCTTGATGCGACCACGACGGCCTACAGCACGTCCAACGAGGTGACGGGCACCGGGTACACGGCAGGGGGCAATACGCTCACCAACGTGACGCCGACCAGCTCCGGAACTACCGCGTTTACGGACTTTGCTGATACGACGTGGTCCACGGCGACGATCACCGCCCGGGGCGCCCTAATCTATAACAGCACTGAGGCTGATGCAGCGGTTGTGGTGCTGGACTTCGGTTCAGACAAGACCTCCACTGCTGGCGATTTCACGATCCAGTTTCCTACTGCGGACGCGTCGAACGCCATCATTCGGATTGCATAAAGACAACTGGCGCTGTTTATTTAACCGTGGAGTTTTGTGATGGTTACATTTGTAAACCGCGCCA